CAGACGCTTCAGGTGCGCATCCACCTGACGGATTTCCGCTGCGGTGTTGTCGTAATGCTCTTCCTCCTCCACATCCAGCGTGCGCCCTTCCTCTGCGGCTTTGGTCATGACCTCCTCAAGGGAGGCTGCCAGTGCTGCACGCTTGTTTTCAAAACTTTTAATCTGTTCGCCAATATTCATTATGGTCTTTTCCTTATGAAAAACGGTTGTTGACTGTGCCGCAGCGCCGGCAGAAGATGCGATTTTCACCACCGGTTTCCGGTTGCCGGACGCGGCAGAAAACTGGCGGTCGTAAGATTTAATGGTCCGGATGGTGCATTCCGCATTCGCGGGCACGGTGACGGCAGACACCTCCATCAGTTCCCAGCGCAGAAAATGCAGTCCGCCTCCGTCCAGAAAGGTGTATTCATGGGGACGGAAGCCCACGGACAGCCCCCTGACCAGCCCGGTCTTAATGGCCGCCCAGGCCTCATCCAGCCGGGCAGCCAGTTGCGATGGCATATCCGGCACGGGCTTCGCCAGTGTTGCCGTGATTTCCAGCCCTTCGCTGACCCGGCGCACCGTACACTGCCCCACCGGGCGGGAATGGTCATGCTGCCAGAGAAACGGGATCGCACTGCCAAACTCCGCGCCCTCCGGCTCCAGGATGTCACCATCCCGATCCGGAGAAGGCGTTGACGCAATCCCGGTGATCACCCGCTCATCCTCACTGAAGGATTTCACCGTCAGCAGGGAGCAGGCCCGTTTAAGAGTCACATCAGCCTCCTGAAAATAAAAAAACCGCCGCAGCGGTCCATGATGGTTACAGGGTGAACAGGGTTATATGAAAAAAACCGCATATTCTTTCTTTTTCGGCTCCGGATTCAGGGACATCAGGGATACCGCATTGAACAGCGCCATCAGCGGGTCAATTTTCCCCCGCCCGCTGGCCTGTTTGGTAATAAGGATAGCGTTACCTTTAGGCTCCACCCGGGCATTGCCAACGCACCAGGCCATCAGTGGCTGACCACCATGCACCAGTACTCCCTCAGCCAGTTTGCGCTCGGTGGTTTTAATGGCACCGCCCAGCTTCCAGCCCTGGCTTATCCCCACCACACTCTCATCGGGGATCCCGGCTTCCGCCAGTGAATCCAGAATCTGCCCCACGCCTGACGGGTCAATACCGATATGGTCCAGTAACTCAGCCTCATGAATGCGACGCACATACTCCGCCACTTCCGCCGTGTCATCCCCGACCCGACGGACAATGGTCATATCCCCACAGGCAACAAAATCCTGAAAACGGGCTGCCTCACTTTTTCGTCTGGCCACCGCGGTTTCATGTGCCCAGGCATGGCCCCAGCCCAGCCATTCGCGGGTCTCCCGGTCACGCCCAATCACATACATCCCCAGCAGATCATCCAGCCCTCCGCCGTCAATCCCCACCGTCACCACATCAGCACGCTGCAGAATATCGTCCAGACTGATGCGCCTGCCCTGCTGCTCCCAGAAATCCGCCCCCGCCCAGCGGTCAGAACGCAGGGCAAGACCAATTTCCACATTGGCGTGTTTTGACATGAAACCGCGAAAAGTCTCTTCACCGGCTTCCCGGGCTTTACGGTACTCCCGGTACAGAAACGCCTCATCCACCGAATAACCGAGATTCGGATTGACCATGGCGAGGTTTTCCATCAGCAGGTGCTCACCGCTCTCCACCATCTCCGGCGGATGCTCAAAAATCACCGGCAGAAAGTGCGGATCATGAATTTTGCCGTCACGCACATCCCGGGCGTACTGCAGTTTCTGCCTGAACACCCCGGCAGGCGGCTCATTCGACTGGGTGGTCGTATACACCACAAACCCTTCCGGGCGGGAGGCAAGGCCGCCTATGGCTTCACGTAACATGTCCTCCGCCTTGTACTGTTTGCCAAACAGCCATAACTCATCAATCAGCGTACCCACGGACTTGATACCGGACACCGTATTCGGATCGGCTGCCACCACCTTCAGGGTGGTGTCCGTCACCCGGTGGGTGATGGTCCGGATATGCGTCTGTACCTGGCAGAGGTCATCCAGATCATCGTCGCGTCGTACCATATCCCGGGCAGGGTTGAAGGCGTTGGCTGCCACCTCCACGGTCGGGGCCAGAATGGTGTAGCCCGCCGCCTGCCGCCAGTTCAGTAACAGCGCCGTCATCATGATCCCGGCGGCCAGCGTGGACTTGCTGTTTTTTTTAGGTATCAGAATGAACACTTCCTTGATATGGCGCACACCGGTCTGCGCATCGTAGGAGCCAAACAGGGCCGCCACCAGGTCAAACACCCACTGTGCACAGGACTCCCCGAACGTCGGGCTGCCCGGTGCATCCACAATCCGCAGTTGTTTAAAAATCGCCAGGGCATGTGCGGCCTGCTCCGGGTAAATCGGAGCCGGAATAATCGACAGCCCCTTTTTCAGGCGTACTGCCCAGTCCGGGCAGGCCGTGCTCCACCCTGGTATCATCCGTTGCCCTCATTATCGTTATTCACCACCAGGCGGGGTGGTGGTGGCACCGCAAAACGGTTAGCCGCTTTTTTCGCCGCGTCACCTTTTGCCGATTTTTTACCGGCATCCCCTTTTTTATGGTGCGTGAACTGTGCCAGTCGCCAGGCCGCATCCAGTGCCAGTTTCGGGTCAATGCTCAGGTTTTCCACCAGGATCCTCCCCATCGCTTTTACCGGATCAGGAAGACCGTCTTCCATGTAATCAATACCTGGTAGTGGTGTGAGACTTTGCCGGTCATCAGGCGGCAGTGAAACCGGGGTGTTCTTTTCCGCCGGAGGGGCTTCCTGATGGCACTCCTCCGTCTGCGTCTTTTTCTGCCGGTAAACAGGAACCTCATCCACCTCCACCGTCTCGCCCTGCTTACGGGCAATAAACGCGAGCACCTCCGGATCTTTTGCCAGCTGCGAGCCTTTAACCCTGGCGGTCTTCGCCGAATAACCGGCGGCAATGGCTGACGCTGTTTTGTTTTTCCCGGACATGAGCGCCAGCGCAAATTTTCGTTTTTGCGTTGTCAGCACAGCCTCCTCCCGGGTCCAGAACGCACTCAGCCGGGTATGGTTCAGCCCATTTTTCCCGGCGCCTCATGCCGCAAATGTTAACTGCTGCCTGGTTAACATTTGCTGAAAAAGCCTGTTAACATTTTTTCCATGCAACAAACTGAATAATAAAGATAAAAACCGCAAAAATGCCCGGGCAGCCAGTTAACATGTTAACTGCCCTGAAACGGGAATTTTTTCTCTGCGTGAGACGGGGCGCGGTGTCCGGGACGATCGTTTTTATCGCCGGATGATCCCCCCCCAGGGCGGGTCACAGTCCGATGATATCGTCTGCCCTGCCACGACCTCCGGACACCTCCGGCAGCGTCGGGTCCGGCATACCACCCGCCGCTTCACGAGCAGACTTTTGTCGATGGCATTCGGTACAGAGCGTCCAGAGATTCGTCTCCTCATTACCACCACCGAACTGAAGTGCAATTCGGTGATCAAGTTCACTGTCACAGAGGTCAACCACACGACCACAGATACAGCACTGCCCGGCGTCCCTGAGCCAGATATGACGCTTGAGGGAAACACGTGCACTGCCACTGACACGACGCTGTTCCCCCTTCAGAATATTCACCCGTCGGGTATTCAGTGTTTTGATTCTGCTCTGGAGTGTACGAAGCTCAGCCATGTAAAATCCCCGTCATATGACAATCAGTAAAGGAAATAAATATGTCATCGAAAAACCGGACCCGCAGAACCACAACCCGCAATATCCGTTTCCCCAATCACATAATTGAACAGATCAACATCGCCCTTGAGCATAAAGGATCCGGTAACTTTTCAGCGTGGGTTATTGAAGCCTGCAGGAGAAGGCTGGCAACAGATGCAACGCATCTGCGCCCGGCCAGCATGACAAATAACGAGAAATGAACGTTCGGTTTCTTCCACCATCGCACCGGACAGGCGACTATGAGGGGACAACGCCGCGCTCCGTTAACGCGGTAAACCCCGGTGTGCATCGTTTTTGATTATCCCCGCACACTCGCGCAGAGGAGTCTCCCTGTCGGGCTGCGGTCTCTGTTAATGCAGGAATACGGCGACGATACGGCGCATGGCTATGTCAGGCTGAAATGCCTTTATCAAATCCGGGTAACGCAATCTGCCCCTGCTGCTCCAGCCTGTCCAGCCTTGCCAGCAACTGAGGCTTCTTCACCCTGCCCCAGCGATTGAGCAAACGACCTGACATACTGGCAACATCTTTCTCTTTCATGTACTCCAGCATTACAGCGTTGCGTTCAGCTTCATAACTTTCACTGAACTTACGGAGTTCAGCGGACATCCAGTTAAAGGCATTAATATAGGCTTCTTTAACAGCATCAGCTTTTGCCCCGTTAAATCCCATAACCAGCATAACGAAGCCGCTAAAGTCCATGCGGTAGTAAATCTGCTTCTTGTCGAAAATCCCTAACTCATTGATTTTTTCGGCAACGCAAAAATGCGCTCTCCGGAAATCTTCAGAGCAATGGCAATTTTTCAGCGCCCTCAATACGTCCGCATGACGCTTACCAAACGCCTTAGCGATCTGAAAAGAGTCTGTTATTGGTTCGCCATCTGCCGCTGTTACCAGTTGGCGAAAATCAATACCGTCAACAATCGTCGGATAGTTCATCGCGTTTTACCTTTCAGAAAATTGAGCCTGTCTCACAGAAAAGCCGCCCCGAGATGGTCGCCACCATATACGGCAGTTCTCAGGCTCAACTTTCTGAAAGGCTCGGGGATGTGATATGCGCGTGAGATGCGCGGTGAAATTCAGATATGAAAAAGCCAGCGATTAAGCTGGCTCTGTTAATTCAGGCACTGAGTGCGGATATAGTCCTGTGCCCCTTCCAGCTGCTTCTGCATCAGCATCAACCGCTCTCTGAGGGTGAAATAATCCCGTTCAGCGGTGTCTGCCAGTCGGGGGCCGGTTGCATTATCCACGCCGGAGGTGCCGGTGGCTTCACGCACGGTACCGGAGCAGGTGGCGTTGATCCGCAGGCGCTTACGACCAGCGGCAACATCAGCACGCAGAGTTTCATTTTCAGCTCTCGCATCAGCTAATTCCCTCGAGTATTTTGCATCGAGCGCAGCAACATCACGCTGGCGCACCTGCATGTCAGTAATGGTTGCGTTTGCCAGCTCCAGCTCTCTGGCTTTTTTATCGCGCTGCGCTTTGTAGGTGATGGCGTTATCGCGGTAATGGTTTGCTGCCAGCCACAGCGCACCGCAGCCAACCGCCAGGACAATAATCACCACACACAGAACACGGTTCATATCACTACCATTTCACTGTTTTCTTTTTTCAGGCGTTTTTTTGCAACAGCGAAATACCGGTCATCCTTTTCTATTCCGGTAAACCATCTCCCCGTCCGGATACACGCAACACCTGTTGAACCACTCCCCATAGTAAAATCCAGGACCATATCGCCGGGGTTACTGTACGTCTGAATCAGCTCTTCCAGTAAGGGCACCGGCTTCTGAGTGGGGTGAAAACGCACTTTTTCCCGTGAGTACTCCAGCACATTTGAACGGTATTTTCTCCCGGCGGGGAGATTAAACACCTTTTGACCGTAGGCATGATTAAGCTGACACATCGCTTCATATGTCATGAACCCCGGCATCCGGTCGATGCCAAAGCGTTCGATTAATTCGTTGTACGTTGCCCGTGAGCAGAGGGAAAACTGCGTGGTGTTAACCCTGAAAAAGTGCTCAGCCCGACAGTGTCCAAGCACCTTGTTAACCTCCTTGCCTGACCGGTAACCGGTGAAGGAAAGAATGCTTCTGACGTATTCCCTCAGCGGGTGCTTTTTCTCACTATCATATTTTTTGCTGAACACAACAATGTCCTCGAACAGCGATACCGGCGCCTTTGGGGCTACCAGCGGATTGGCAAAATGATTTTTTTTCCACACCATGCGATACGAAAACGGCAGATTGTTCAGCGCCTGAGTAATCATCGTGCTGGTGTACGGCTCCTGACCGAACAGAATCAGTGTCCCGTTTACCCTCAGCAGACGCTCACACTGTAAGAATATCTCCACCGGGGGTAATGCTTCATCCCATGATGCTTTCCCTGAATCCCATGAAGGCAGGTTTAGCCCCTTAATGGTTCCATAGGGTGGATCAACGAGGATAAGGTCAATGCTTCCTTCCGGTAACGTTGGCATAATCTCCAGACAGTCACCATGATACAGAGAACTGTTCATCTCTTTCACTCCAGCAGACCGGCCGAAGCCAACGCCATCCAGGCGATGGAAAGAAAAAGAGCAACCAGCATGAGTGAAAATGAAACGCCGACAATCACACAGAGGACCTTTGCCGACGTTATGAGTTTGTCTGACATCTTTACCCCTTGATAGCAGTAATTAACTGGGCAACCACCCATAAAAACGGAATCAGCCAGACCAGCAAAAATTTCCAGTCCATTTTTATCATCTTCATGCTGCGGTAGCTCTCCATGCAGCAAGCAGACCAGCAATCCACTCAACACCTTTTGGGGTGAATTTAACCTGCGTAAAAGCATGACCATTGCCCGCCTCGCCCGTTTTCACGCTAAACCGCCCCGCATCCAGGTGATGCGAGTAAGGCGTCATTTTTCCAGCGAGGCGATACATTATTCCGTTCTCCAACAAAAACAGCCGGAAATCGGTTTCTTTGATACCGAGTAACTTAGCAACTTCCCGGAATCCCATCAGACCAGATGCTTCAACATAGTTATCAACAAATTCGGCCTTCGGCGCTGCTATTGCCAGTTGATTTTCCAGCACTGCTTTCTGTTCAGCCAGTTTTGCCGCAAATCGCAACGCCTCAGGTAAAGTCCGGGGGATCTGAATACCATGCATCGCTTTGAGTCTTGCCAGCACAGAACGACGAACGGCCTTTGACTCCCTCATGCCAACGAGCATCATCTGGTCAAAATCCAGATCATAGTATGCCGTTCTTGTCTGGTTATTGTTTAACCGGAATTTTTTTCCGGTTCCATCAAGCTCTAGCTCATCCTCAATTTTTGCAAGAAACTTACGCGGTTCATGAGGGACTTCTCCGGCTTCTGCCCGGGCTGGATTAATAATGTTATTCAGAAAATCCAGACTACTCATGGATATTTCATGATCGACAGAAATCATCTCTTTCATGGTTGATTCCTTTTAGTGATGAACCCTGCGCACAGGAATAACCAGCCCAAAGAGGGTTAACCAGACCACTGCCGGTTATCCACCAGGGCTCATCCTGAAAGGTTCTTTGGTTTATTTACGCTTGTGCGAAGCGCAGAAATGACAAAGGCACCATTACGGTGCCTCTGCGTGAAATAATGTTCCTGACTTTATTCACTTACATTTTGCCAGCTCGCAGGATTTCGTGTTATCCGCCCGCGTTGGCCAACGTCATTTTTCAGCAAAATATTCTGCTTATCTGTCGATTCCCCAGCACGCCAGCGCGCTCTCCTGGTCTCGCCGGGATACCTGACCGTAACAGTTATTTGAGCGAATACGGCAGTCCCTGCCACCGTCCTTAATCCACCAGCGAATCGCCTCACATGCTCCCCTGCGATCACCAGCATTAATTCGTTTATAAAACGTCGACGGGAAACACTTACCGGGGCCAATGTTGTACGGACAGAATGACGCGATCCCCGCTTTCTGGGGTTCGGTCAGTGGCACCCGGATGTTTTTCTCCACCCATGCCAGCGCCTTATCACGCTCAATGGCATTAACCCGGTCGCATTTTTCCTTCGACAGCTTCATGCCAGGAATAACAGGCTTACCATCCACCCGGGTGGCTCCACGGCAGATGGTCCAGATACCCGCACCATCACGGTATGCTGTGGTGTGGTTGCCTTCTTTTTCATCCAGAAACTGGTCGAGAATGTCAGGCGCAGAAGCGCCAGCGGCAATCAGCGCCAGAACGGCAGCCGATAAACCATAGCGGAGTTTTCTGCTCACCAGTTCATTCTCCCCGCGCCGCCTTACGCCGGTCCTCTCTGATTTTGAAATACAGGTTAGTCAGATATGTCAGCAGCCCAAACAGCAGACTCCCCAGCACGCCTATTGCCGCCCACTGAGACGGGGAAACCCTGTCCAGCAACTGCAGGAACCAGTAGCCCGTTCCCACCGCTGACGTGGTGTATGACACACCTGTTGTGATTTTTTCCATCTGGTACATACCCCGTCTCCCGTACTCGGAAGCTCACAACAACAAAAGGGCCACCAGCTCTTTACTGATGACCCTGACTCACCGTTACAGCATTGTGCCCGATTCTGGCTGTGTGTCTGTCATATCCGTCACCGGTGGCTCCGGCTGAATATCACCATTTTCCGTGGTGACATCTTCCGCCTGTGGTTCCGGAAGCAGTTCCGGGGATGGTTCCGGCTGTGCACCAAGCAATTCATCCAGAATTGAATCCACTTCTGCATCAAGACGCGCCTCAAGGTTCTGCCGAAGTTGCTGTTTCAGTGCGCTCCGGACTTCTTCAGAGCGCAGGACTTCCTTCACTGCCTCAGCAGTGACCAGCGATTTTATTTCTGACATAGGATTTTCTCGTTGAAAGGGGTTATTAAGAAGGTTGTTCCGGAATGAGTGGGGCTTCTGTTTTTGCTCCGGCTGACTGACTGGCGCTGATTTTCTCTGCGGCCCTTTTATCAATCTGCCTGCGCCAGAAATCGCGCACTGCCCTGTACCCACCCGAAAGAAGATACAGCACACAGACCGCCGTACAGAAGTACAGCATCACCTGATGAACAAATGTCATAGTTTCTTACCGTTATGGTTGACAATGAGAACTGTTTTCATTTAAAAAACCGATATACGAAAGCATCTTTTCTTTACATTCTCCATTGGGATTACCTCCGCCAGCTTCCGTTCCTGCCGCTGGCGGTTTTTTTTGCCGGTTATGATGATGCCCGGCTTTCGTTAACTTTGACTGTGACCGTATCAAGCAGTACCGGATACGTCGCTTTTGCCCCCGTGATATCTGTCAGCGTCAGCGTATCTGCTGTAAAGCCATCATTTGTCCACATCACCAGGTCAAACGCAGACTGCTCTGCATCATCAATCACCGGCACCACTTTTTCGCTGTTATTTCCCGCAAAGCGGAAAACAACTGTATGCCAGTTATGGTCAAATGCCCCAAATGTGCCCAGTTGCGCATTCGACTCCCCCTTGTGGTACATCAGATTCAGATTTGATGCATCCGTCTGAAGGAAGAAGGACGCCAGCATGCTGTTTGCTGTCGCGCCTGACGCCCACTGCGACACCGGCCAGTACAGACCAAAGACAAACTGACCGTTAACCAGTTCGACACCCTCCGGGATCTTAAACCGCACGGCAATTTCACCTCCCTTACTGAGAAGATTTTTTGCCTCCTCCACCGCAACAGTACGGAACATCTTCCAGGAGGTCAGTTTACCCGGCTGTTTTTCCAGTCGCAGCGCCTTCCTGCCACTGTCATCCGTCACAGTGCCTTTACCACCGGACGCATTCCACTGCTGCTCTGTCCATACACCACTGCCACTGTTCGCATCATATCCGGCCACCATTCTTGTTACGGCTTCAGTATGACCGCCTGCAGAAGTACCTGCACCCTGCTGTTGCGTCGGACCCGCAGAGCCAGACTGTGCATCCCCCGTGGAGGCTGGCGTGGTCGCCAGCGGTGCAGACTGCCCGCTCAGGAACGGCAGCAAACGCCCGGCTCGCACCAGTATCTCTCCTGCCAGCCGATCTGAAACAATGCCTCTTCGCGCCCAGGAGCTGAAGTGCGTTTTACGATCGGCTGTCGTCCAGTTACCATTACTGCGTGACGCGGCACCATAGTATCCCGCCGTGATAATGTCCGGATCTTCTGACGGCTCGTTTGTCGGCACATTCGCACCATGCTCATCCGTCATCAACGGCACAAAGTGAATATTCTGCGCCGCCTTGCCTTTATAGCCTCCGTAAACCGCCTCATACTGCACTGCATACTTCGCCTTCCAGTCGTACGTGGTGTCACCGCAAATCCACGGGACGCCGGACGTTGTCCCGCCAATACACTGGTCTGCAATATCTGCCAGGTCTGCACGGTATTTATTTACCATGGCAAGAAAAAGTGCATTGTGCTCTGCATGTCTCCCCGAACTGACATCTTTTTCCCCCTGCATCCAGATCACCGACAACAGCACGTTTTTCGGATTTTTCTTCAGGGCTGCACGCGTTCTGCTGACCAGGTCACGATACAACGGTTTATCCACCCCCCACAGGGAAGAGCCCGCTGTCGCACCCGACGCCTCATTAAACGCGCCCTCTGCTCCCGCAGTAAATCCCGAATCGCCACGTCCACACGGGACAAGAAGGATCCCCGCACGGGCAGGCATAAACGGCAGCAGTTTTTTGGCCACATGCAGGGCATGCCCCACACAGCCATACTGCCCTTTATTGAGGTCTGCTTTCGGGTGATTCAGATTACTCACGTCCTGCACATCATGCAGACAATGGTCTGCAGGAATAATGTCGTTATATGCACAGGCCGCACCGCCCGGTGTCACCGTGCTGCGACGCGCCAGTTGCTTAATACGCGGGTCAGGACGATCATACGTATCCGGCAGCGGCAGCCCCTCGCCAAAAGACATCGAGTTGGACTGCCCGGCCAGCGCAATGACAAAGTAATATTCCGGTTCGCTGGTGGTGCTGATAACAGCGCCACCATCACCCGACGGTTGCACCACCACCGGTGTGGTGACATCACCTTCCGCCGCAATGGCCTGCATCAGGGTATAGGGCGTGATGGCCACCGGACTGCCAAATGGCTGCCACCCCTCCTTCAGTTTTTGAGTCAGTCGCTCCGCAAGGTCTGACGGCGACGCCGCCCTGACCACGTCATAGTGTTTAAATGTCATGAATCCTCCCGGTCGGGATAATGTTGTGAGTCAGATGAGGGAACGGGCTGAAGTCCGGAAGTTACAGGACAATGGCAGGAGGAAGACTACAGCCCGCAATACGAAAAAGGCCGCGCTATTGCGCAGAGTGATTACTGTCGGATATTATTCGCCAGCTGAAATATTACTTCACGTTTTGTTGTTTATTCCTTGCCGCCCGCGTCTCCCAGCGCGGGCTTTTTTTGTCCATAAGAAAGCCCCTCCGGAGAGGGGCTGGAGAGTGGCGCTATGTGCCATTGCATGGTGCCGGGTGCCTCCCGGTGAGTTCAGTATCAGCACCTGAACCCGCACAGAAAGGATAAGGGTCGGTGACAAAACACCAGTTGCTGATTGCCCCTCCGCACAGGGGGATTCACCATGCCAGTTTCTTTTAACAAACTCCCCGCAAACCAGACAACAGTCAACCGCCTGAATTGTGAGGTATTTAAAAATTTCAACGGGTAACTGATACCCTGCTAATCGCCTGATGCTTTCTTTTTCAGCAACGGGAAAGCAACAACCACCACACCCACCAGCCGCCCATTTACCACAAATAAAAAAGCCTTCACTGCGGAAGGCGTCTGTAACAACCGAACTGATAGTCTGCCAGACCCGCCATAACCAGCTGGGTCAGTATTAACTGGCAGCGTTCGCGTGAAAGGTAAGTATTCTGCGCAATCTCCCCGACTGTCGCCGGTTCGGTGGCACTTAATTCATTAAACACCACTCTGGCGGTTTCTGTCATATCCTGCTGTTTTAGCATGTCTTTTTCCCTTTTCCGGTTAACGTGACACACCAATAACTCTTGTCGAAAAAGCCAGCAAGCTGAAAGACCGGTATTCACCACCACCAGCACGTTTACTGTACTGATGCGATTTCAGTCATAAAAAACCCGCCAGGCGGCGGGTTTAAGTTGTGTGGCGTAGTAACCACTCTTAACATACTGACATACTTTTTGCGGACCGCGCTAATCATTTTTTACTTTTTTGGGCAGCCAGTCGTCCATCTCCAGCCTTACACCCAGCATCGACAGACATCCGTCAATAAATCCTTCAGCAATCTGCATCTCAATTCGTATTGCCTTTTCGCTCTTCTTTCTTGTTCTGGCAATCTGCCTTTTTGATATGCGCAGCAGATAATGAGCTACCAGCAGCGAATACTCGTCCGGTTTTTTCTTCTTCAGGCGCGTAAGGCAGTTTTCGATGATAAGGCCGTCATCATCGCTGCAGGCCGGGCGAGGTTTAGCGGTGGATGGTAAAAGGCCTTTAAATCCAGCAGCTATCGGAGAATAGTCCACCCCGGTGTTACCACTTGCCGCCCATGCCCCCCAGCGTTCAAGAACCTGCTGAATATCACGCATCAGAGTCTTTACCCTTATCCCATCCACGATGGACCATAAGGACACCGTTGACGACGGCGTGCCGTTTGCCTTCTTTATCGCCAATATATTTTCTGACCGTGTTGCGACTACAGTTCAGTATTCTGGCTACCTCGGTCTGATTTTCATATGCCTCAACGAGCATGTCAGGAATGGTTTTTACTGTGAACGTCATGCGGCCTCACTTCTGCTGTTTCGCAGGTCTTTGAGTTTCTGTTGGTACTCTGCCTTGATGGCCCTGCACTCTTCGACAGTCCAGCGATGGCGGTTATGGTTTGATTCGATTTCATCTACTGCTTCCTGCCCGATGCGGCTAATCAGTTCGACGCGATACGGAACGAGATTTCCGCTTTTGTGCTGGTTGCACACCACGCATTGCTTGTGAATATTGCGTTCATCAAATCGGAGTTGAGGTGCCGCAGCAGTTGTCCGGTAATGTCCGGCATCCCACTGAGCAGACGTGAGCGTTCCGCACGAGATACATGGTAAGTCGCGGTCTCTTTCTCTGATGAAGGCGTTTACGGCTTGTTGGGCTTGTTTAATCCAGTAACTGCGGGGCTTTAAGGCGAGTTTTCGAATCTTCAGTTTATCTTTCTGTTTCTGCTCCTCTCGTCGTCGTTTCTTCTCTGCTGCTTTTTCCGCTTTTTCGCGTTCTTTACTTCGTCGTTCGAGTGCTAATTGAGTTCCGTGTTCCGGGCAGCACCACCACTGATTTGAGAATGCCGGGTGAAACCATTCCTTGCATATTTTGCATTTCCTTCGCGCTGGTTTAGCCATTAAGCAGCCTCCCCTGTTACTTTCAGCATTCCGTTATCGAGCAGCTTTCTGGTCAGCCACTGTTGACCACGCCCGGTGATTTTTGTGGTGAACGATATCTGTATTCCGTGATTTGTGTTGACCGCTGTTTCTTTCACTGTGAAATAGCCGCGCTCCATATATTCCTGCATTGGCACATTTCGCCGGGAACCTGAAGTAATAAGGATTTTGTGATCGCGCATCCACGCAAACAGTTTGTTTGGACCAATTCCAACAACCTTTGCATAGTTTCCAATCAAAATTCCGCTGGCCTCGCCAACGCGATCGGCAAACTCAACTTTAGGTGCTGCGAGAGCAAGCTGTTTCTCCAGTTCAGCCTTCTGGTCTTCAAGGTCGGCCGCAAGGCGCAATGCCTCAGAAAAGGTTTGTGGTATTTTCGCGGTTGCCCCTTCGAGTTCTCGCCAACGGTCAACAAGACGAGCGGTGAATTCCGGCGACAACTGAGCGACGACAATAATGCTGTCGCGCTTACCTTTTTCGCCTTCGAAGACGTAATGCTCGTACTGAACATTGAACCCTAAGTTATTGATTCTTTCGGAAACCTCAATTTGAGGAAGCCGGATAACTCCACTTTTAACCAGCGTTTCGATGGTTCGTTTCACATTGTCATGACGCTTACCTGTAAGCTCAGCGATTTCAATGCTAGTCATTTTGATGACGTTGCTATTTATCAGCTCGTTCATTGTCATGTCCTCTCATATTGAAAATTCACCAATAAAAAACCCAGCCGAAGCTGGGTTTGTTAAGTTGTCAATGGTCAGTAGTAATGCAGTGAAGGAGGTAAACTTACGCTGAAGGATTTGTACAAAAAAACCACCTGAAGGTGGGTTACTGTTACTTGTCTGAATCATCCAGTTCGTCTGTTTTCACATCCTCAAACCTTGGATGCAGGCGATTCATTTTTGCAATAAAATCTGAATAGTCGTTAGATAGCTTCATAATCGTAACGGTTGATGACAGATGCTCTCTTAATTTTTGATATCCAATATTTGGCGTCAGCCCCTGAAACAACTTTGTACCTTTTGAGGCCTTTACGTTCTGCTTTTTAAGCTCCTCAAGGATGTTTGGTGCCAATCTCTTGTAGACGATATCATTTGTCAAAACGCCAAAATACTGAGGCCGGAAGCGGGGATTTTCCGGCGGGTATTCTAAGCCCCTTAACCTGAAAAGCTCTTCATAATAATCAGCAGGAAATGTTGTAATATAAGGTTGAATTTCCTTTGCGACAAAGGCCTCGAGTATTTTGGCGAGCGCATCTTTTTCTCTATCTCGCTGGTACCCCGTCGCTTCATCAACAAGCGCTATTATTCCGACTTTAGCTAATGAGCGCACCAGAATTTCAGCTTTCTTGGCTGTCTCTAACTGGTTTGGCCTGGTGATAGCGCCTGCCTCTCTTGCCTTTAAATAAACATCGCAGACAAGAGGTATTATGGATGCGTCATAACCTTCCTGGACGGAGCCAGTAATCGTCTTGTATTTGACCTTATTGATCACACCCATAACATCTTGATTTATATATTTTTTAAGGTTTGCAGCATCCATAAAAGCGGGCATATTGATCACCCCCTCTTCTTGAGGTGCTCTACCCCCTCTTTGTGGTCGGCCAAATGCTTTAAAAACAGAAGCTTGTGATATGATACGCCGTCCATTTTCGAGAACCGCGACATCTAATTCCGCATCACCGATCTTTAACTTTCCCTCATTCGCAGATACGGGCAATAAAGCTTTTTCTTTTTTTGCGGCAACAGCCTTTCTTGAGGATTCTTTTCTTTGCTCTGCTGTCATTTTTGCCGCGCGTGCCTTACCGCCTTTGGCCTTCCCACTAACATCATCATTTTTCATGAGCATATCTCGTGTTGTGATTGATAAGTCAATTATACACATGCACGTTGTAACGTGCAATATTTAAATATGCACGTAAATTGCGAATCAGATAATGAGGAGACTTTCTCCCCCTTGCACTGACATCATGGTATTCTGCTCAAAACTAAATTTCTGGAGCGTTTCGTTGGAAGGTATTTGCAGTTTTCGCAGATGATGTCGGTGATGCTTCGTCGCTGTCGCCTCATGCAGCCCTGTCTCCCCATCTCGCTTTCCATTCCAGAGCCAGTCTCGCTTCGTCTGACCACTTAACGCCACGCTCTGTACCGAATGCCTGTATAAGCTCTAATAGCTCCGCAAATTCGCTTACACGCATCCTGCTGGTTGACTGGCCTATTACCACAAAGCCATTCCCGGCAAGGTTAGGAACAACATCCTGCTGCTTTAATGCTGCGGTAAACACACACTTCCAGCTTTCTGCATCCAGCCAGCGACCATGCCATTCAACCTGACGAGAGACGTCACCTAAGCAGGCCCATAGCTTCCTGTTTTGGTCTAAGCTGCGGTTGCGTTCCTGAATGGTTACTACGATTGGTTTGGTTGGGTCTGGAAGAATTTGCTGGATAGCTTGAATGGCGTTCTGCTGATGGATGGGGCTTCTTAGTTCAAATGTTAGTTTCCTCATCACCCTTAATCCTCTCGAAGTTCTTCTCGAAGTTTTTGGTGTCGAACACTGACCACCGACCATTATGAATGGCGTATGCACAGGTCTTGTTTTCGTCCTGATAAACTACCCTTACCTTGCGATAAAACCGTGGCTTAATCTCTCTGAATATTTGCTCGCTCATGCTCACTCCTTCACTTTAAATCCAGACTCCGGATAATTCTGTTGCGCTGAAACTCATTGTTGAGTTTGAACAACCGACGAAGAACACGGTCACGCGGATAGCGTCGTGCGGCAGGTGAATGCTCATACAACTCATCAAGCGGCAAACTGGACGATGAACGATACCGATACCAACGCACCAACTCTTCACGAAAATTAGCCCTGACAAGCTCAGCTATCGTACTCATTTCTTAAAACCTCCTCAAACGCATTCTGACGCATTTTTAATTCTCGCTGCTTATTGGCATGCCTTGCACGCGTTTACCTCGCTACAGAGCGATTGTGATGCCTTAAAAGCGATTTATTGAAGTGATATTTGCTTAATCGAAATTCTTTTCTTTGATTCCTGCGGCCCTGATGGCTTTCATTACTACAATTACCGTTTTGTCACGCCCATCCATATAGCCCATCGCATAAGCACCTTCTTCACCATCTTTCCAAAAGTCGTCATTCGATTCGGGCCAGTCGATATCCAGTTCAATAGCAGAGCGCGATGCCTGCCATATCACCCAGGCAAACTCTTTTAATTCATCGTCTCCCGTGAACTGGCTTTTGTCTTTTGACCACCAGTTTTCAAACTGTCGGTAGCTATCGTTCACTTCCCTCTCCCCCAAATAAAAAGGCCTGCGATTACCAGCAGGCCTGCTATCAGCTCAGTGATGTAGATGGTCATCTTTTAACTCCATATACCGCCAATACCCGTTTCATCACTGCACTCTGGCGACACTCCTTAAAAATCAGGTTCGTGCTCACCTTTCCTTCCCGTTCTTCCCTGGTAGCAAACCGGTAATACACCGTTCGCCAGACCTTACCATCAATGACCAGGATTCCTGCCCGCGCCATTTTAGCCGCAGCCTGATTTATACTGGTTACGGTTGCGCCTGTTACCGCGGAAACGTCCTGTGCACAGAAGTTCTTATGCGCCCCGAGGTAATGAATAATTGCCTCTTTGCCCGTCATACACTTGCTCCTTTCAGTCCGAACTTAGCTTTAATTTCTGCGATCTTCGCCAGAGCCTGTGCTCGATTTAGAGGTCTGCCGCCCATGACAGGAAGTTGTTTTACTGGTTCAGGTATCGTCTCACCACGGTTAATTCGTGCTGTCATACAGGTCAGTTCATCGGCAGCCTTGCGCCGTAATTCCGCGTCAGTCAGCGCATTGGCCCGCATGTTCTGGTACAGGTTGGTAACCAGCCAGTAGTGCGCGTTTGATTTCCACGGATAAGACTCTGCATCCGGATACAGGCCACGCTTCCGGCAATACTCGTAAACCATATCAACCAGCTCGCTGACGTTTGGCAGTCCGGCGATAACGGATGCTTCTTCCCGGCACCATGCAACAAACTGCCCGGGTGATGGAAGAAATGGTCGATTCTGCCGACGGGCTACGCGCATTCCTGCGTTAACCTGTTCCATCGAGGTGATCCCGTTTTCCCGGAAAGCCAGAACCCACTGGCGGCGGATTTCATTCAGTTCGTTCTGGCCCCGGTTAGCCAGACTCGCCGGGAAAGTTGCCAGTAACTGGCTGAACACACCGTTGATGATCTGCGCTACCTGTTGTACCTGCGGCTTTTCGTCGTACTGTTCCGGCATGTTGTTGGCGATCCGACGCATCTGCTCACGGTCAAAGTTAACCATCTGTGCGGCGATGTTTTTCATAAATCCACCCCGTAAATCCAGTCAGTGTTTGTCAGGTCGAGTTTTGGTTTTCCAGCTGTCACGCCAGCCTGTTGCTTGTTACGGTTGATTTCGAGTTGGGTCCACTTGTCGCGGAGTTTGGCCGGACTTAGCACGTTACCGGACCAGAAGTTGTCCTGGCATGCCCAGCGGAACAGCACGCACATGTCGCGGTGGTTACGTCCGTCACGTTCACGCATCAGGCGGATATCGTTAGCCCACCCTGCAAAATTCGGTTTTCTGGCTGATGGTGCGATGGTCTTCACCATGTCAAACATCCACTCTGCGGCGGTCAGGTCTTCTGCTGTTCCCCACTTGCTGCCGCTCTGAATTGCAGCATCCGGTTTAACCACAGAAAGATCGTTTTCTGGCTGGTCAGAGGATTCGCCAGAATTCTCGGACGAATAATCTTTTCTTTTTTCTTTTGTAATAGTTTCTTTTGTGTGTCCCTGTTTTGGTGACAGCGCTGTCACCGTTTTGGTGACACTTTTTGTCACCAATGCAGTGACATTATCACCAGAGTAGTGACACCCTTCGATTTGCCATTCCTCGATGTTCTTGTTAGGCCCGATTTGCTGGCCTTCGCGAAGGATAACCTTCATCGCGATAAGCTCATTCTTGGCCTTGTTTACCTTCTGTCTTGGCAGCCTGGTAATTTGAGCTAACTGACTATCAGAGATGCGATCCATCTTTTTACCGTAGCCGTATGTTTTACGGCATATGGCGTGGGCAACCTTGCTCTGATTTTTCGTTAAATCTGCGCCGATAAGCTCTTCATACAGGGCATTTGCAAGACGGGTATAACCATCTTCAACTTCTGCCACACGACGCTCCACAGGCCGTTGTGAAGGCCTTAAATGTGTTACGGTTGCAAGATTACTCATGACCTTTCTCCTTCTGCATCAGCTTCACTTTTTCCAACCCAGCCCGGAATCGACCAGGCTGCTTGAAGCTGGACAGGAAGCGATCACGTAGTATGTGTTTGTGAATTTTGTCCTGGTAAGGACTGAGTTGTTTTGTCATAATGACTCCTGTGGATTGATCCAGTAATTCCCTCAGAATTCCATCTGGATTTGTTCAGAACGCTCGGTTGCCGCCGGGCGTTTTTTATTGGTGATTCCATCAAGCGCATACTTAAAAGCCCTGCTAATCGGACTGATGTCTGATGCCATTCCGAAAGCACACAGGACCGAAGCAATAAATCTCCAGTCCGTTCTGCTTATCTTCGATTCATGACAGCCAATCATCTTTGCCAGACCGCGCTGGGTAAGCGTTGACAGGTTGATGAGTAAATCCGTTTCTGCGCGATCAACGTCGCGCTGGGATAGTTTGCTGTAACTTGTTTGTGTCATTTCTTAATATTTCCAATAGTGAATAGTTAGTTGAAAGGTATGCGTGGAAACGCATATGGCCTTAGTTGGTCAGATATCTTGGGGCTCGCTTTGTCAGCGACGTAGGACGAATGTCCATTGTGAAAATAGCGGTGTTACTTATGCAGCCAGAAGGTTCTTTTTGCTTATTTCAAGCATTTCGCTTGCTTGATATTTGCCACCAGAAATCTCTTCGATTTTTGATGCGTATTTCGTTTTCCCAAAAAACTCAGTCTTAGGGAGGAAGCCGTTTTTGAGCCACTTATAGACAGCCCTTTCGCTAACTCCACAAGCCTTCGCAACTTCAGGGATGCCGACACCTTTAATCGGCTCATCAAGATTTTGCATAGGGATATCCTTTTTCGTACTTTCAGTACGCATTATGATTGAACTGAAAGTTTTTGCAAGTGCTTTAGTATCGTACTCATGGTTCAGAATGAAAAAGTGCGCAAAGAATTCGCCCAGCGGCTAGCGCAAGCCTGTAAAGAAGCTGGTCTTGATGAACATGGTAGGGGAATGGCTATAGCCCGTGCCCTTTCTCTTTCGTCCAAAGGCGTTAGCAAATGGTTTAATGCTGAGTCTTTACCGCGTCAGGAAAAAATGAATGCGCTTGCGAAATTTCTAAACGTTGATGTTGTTTGGCTTCAGCACGGCACTTCGTTAAATGGAGCGAATGATGAAGATACTCTTTCATTTGTTGGCAAATTAAAAAAAGGGTTAGTGCGCGTGGTTGGTGAGGCAATTCTTGGTGTTGATGGTGCCATCGAGATGACCGAAGAGCGCGATGGGTGGCTCAAAATTTATAGCGATGATCCAGATGCCTTTGGTCTTCGTGTGAAAGGAGACAGCATGTGGCCCAGAATAAAATCAGGAGAATATGTACTCATTGAGCCTAACACCAAAGTATTTCCGGGGGATGAGGTGTTTGTCAGAACTGTTGAAGGACACAACATGATCAAAGTTCTTGGCTATGACAGAGACGGAGAATACCAATTTACAAGCATCAACCAGGACCACAGGCCAATAACGTTGCCTTATCATCAAGTAGCAAAGGTGGAGTATGTGGCTGGTATTCTGAAGCAATCTCGCCATCTGGATGACATCGAGGCAAGGGAGTGGCTGAAAAGTTCGTGACTTCATCGTCACATAGCTGGTAACCAGTGGCCTGAAGAGACGTTTGGGTGATGTACATAGCATTTCTGGATAAAAATACAGATTCCCTTTATGGGAAATGAATCTATAATTCCCAAAGAGGGAACAAAATCGGATTATGAAGGTCTTAAACGTAGAGAGGCTTCACAGTTTTAGCCGGAAGCACAATCAGGCCAAGGGGGCTTTAGACTCTTGGTATGATGAAGTGATAAGAGAAAACTGGAAAACGACTCAAGACATACGGAATAGATTTAATTCTGCCGACTTCCTTCCTAACAACAGGGTAATTTTTAATATAAAAGGCAATAACTATCGGCTCGTTGTCCAAGTTGTTTACCAGGCAGGAATGGTCATAGTTGAAAGAGTTGGAACTCATGCAGAGTACGACAAGTGGAGGCTTAAATGAATCGAACTAGCTGGCGCATCATTAAAAATAGTGAAGAGCATGCTGCAGCTATGGAAAGGCTCATTGAACTTGCGTCTAGTGATTTACAACCTGGAACTGAAGATTTTGATGAGTTTGAACTACTAGGCTTGCTTATCGAGCACTATGAGTCACGCGAGTTCCCTATGGACAAGCCAGATCCCATAGAAGCAATCAAGTTCCGTATGGATCAACAAGGCCTCTCTTATGCCGATATGAAACAATACATTGGCTCAGCATCTAAAGTATCTGAGGTCTTAAATCGTAAGCGTCCATTAAGTCTTTCAATGATCCGTAGACTACATGACGGACTTGGAATTCCTGCAGATATCTTAATTCAAGATATGAGCGCAATTGAATGGAGCCTAGTTGACGCAGAGGAAGAAGAAACAGCCATGACTAGCGTCATTGCTCGGTGTGAGTCAGCCGTCACATCACCTTCTGCTTATTTCGCTGAAAAGGCTACAGAATCTTACTTTTCAAAAATGTTGTTCAGCGCAGTAAGGGGTAATGGCAAATGCAAAGAAAAACGGAATGTTTTTTCTTTGATAAGTAACTTGTCATCAAGTTTCACAGCGGCTAGCAACCTGAATGACGAAATGACTTCTGACGGAAATTACTTATTATTACCATGAAAATTGAACTCATTAGCAAAAAAGTTGAACGCTTGGTTATGACACGGCTAGAAGGCGATTCAACAGCAAAAAAAGCCATAAAAACAACCGTTAATCTAAATAATGAACTTTACACTAATGTGAAGGATTCAAAGCTATTTAGAGTGAGATATTTTGCCTCCGTAACTATTGAAGGCAGGCTTGAGATGGACATCACATACGACTTTGACTTCCGGTCAGAAGATGATTTTTCTCATGAAATGGCAAAATCATATGAGGTAAGGTCCATTGCTCCCAATATGGCATATCCCTATATAAAAACATATGCCGAGCAAATTATCCTCATGTCAAACCTTGGTAGGTTCACTCTGCCTTATTTTGATTTCTTGGCCAATCCCATGGAAACGAACAGTAATAAGTGAAATTCCCCACCCGGCCTCAGCGCCGGGTTTTCTTTGCCTCACGATCCCCCACCTAAAAAAACATAACCATTTGTATTTATAGATGTAACTCGCTAAACCATGCAGTTCTGATCCCTGCCGCATAACCTTCATCAGCCACATTTTCAAAAATAAATTTCCTTATATATCAGAATCATACTTCGTAGAGTTAATAAATCACCAAAATTCGTACCAATAGTTCTTGATAATGTCGAACTATTGGTTCATCATTATCGTCATCAGCAGGACGCATTACTCACCAGGGCGGTGAATATACAACGATTCGAATATGAATCTACGGCGCTGACAAAGCGCAATAACCAAAGTGAACTTTGGGGTGTGGTGAAGGGTTCATGGACGGGAATATGTCGCACGTAAAGCGGCGAGGCCTGCGGGACTATTGCCGAATTGAAGTAGGCCGAAACAGGTCGAAATGGGTCTCCCACCTACCACACCACCAAAGTTCATCAGGAGGTCTATATGACACGCAGAACTCAGTTCAAAGGCAATTCACGTTCTCGTCGTCGTGAGCGTTTAAAGGCAAAGGCATTAGCTAACTGCGTACTGGCCCGCGAAGAAGCAATAAGTTCAGAAGTATTACACCGCCCTACTCTAAGCAGAGCGCAGATTCAGGCTAAAGGTACTCACGAAACGCCTGAGCGCATAGAAGACGCTAAGCCAATTAAGTTCATTGCACAGGACGTGATCTGGCAACAGAAAGAATACAGACGCAATCTGGAGCGAGCAGCCATTGTGTACGCGAATGAGTTTGGACATAAGCAACCAGAAACTGGTGTATGTCTTCCAAACGTAGCCATTTACGCGGCAGGCTACCGGAAATCAAAACAACTGACGGCAAGATGACTTGTGTTGGTCGCCAGAAAATGAAATTAGGCAGCAAACCACTTATTTGAGGACTGATACATGAGAGTAAAAACATGGGCACAAGCCCATTAAGTGGTCGTATTTTTCAAGGAACATTAAACACTGAAAAAGGAATGTGGGTAGGAAAAAAAAGAAGATGACACCGAACAGGCAGTTAAGGCAGTAGCCGAACACCTGATGATAAAAGACCAGAAATATGCATACGAAACGAAGGATGGCAAATGGCTGATAATAAGCCATCAACTGGTTGATAAATTACCAGAAGAGTTTATTGCTGGTTAAATTCACTTTGGAACAAATAACAGAATAAACACTGCACTGTGTATTCATTCCAACGAGTGAATACACGGAGCAATGTCGCTCGTAACTAAACAGGAGCCGACTTGTTCTGATTATTGGAAATCTTCTTTGCCCTCCTATGTGAGGGCCTTTTTATATGCATACCAATAACGCTTCACTCGAGGCGTTTTCGTTATGTATAAATAAGGAGCACACCATGCAATATGCCATTGCAGGGTGGCCTGTTGCTGGCTGCCCTTCCGAATCTTTACTTGAACGAATCACCCGCAAATTACGTGACGGATGGAAACGACTCATCGACGTACTTAATCAGCCAGGAGTTCCCAAAAATGGATAAAACACTTATGGCTATCCAGACTAAATTCACTATCGCCACTTTTATTGGCGATGAAAAGATGTTTCGTGAAGCCGTCGAAGCCTACAGGAAATGGAGGTCAAAATGATTCCGGTAGAACTGGCGAAAACTCCAGAGTTAAGTCGATTAAAAAGAGAATATCACATTGCTGAGGCTCGTTACTGGCGTAAAGCGGGAGATAAATCAAAGAAACAACTTTGCTTATGGCAGGCGCAAAGAGAGCGCATGAATGAGCGCGAGTTTCTTTCCTCCTCATCCGAATTACCATTCTGAGGTGAATTATGGGAACTGCAACATTAATACTCGGTGAATCTGGCACCGGAAAATCAACCAGCATGAGAAATATCAATCCAGAGGAAGCAATACTTATAAAACCAATAGGCAAGCCGCTACCATTTAAATCAAAAGAATGGCTGGCATGGGATGCCAGAGCAAAAAAAGGAACCGTAGTTACCACTGACAAATGGGACGTAATAGTTGCCGTAATTAAGCGTGCTCACGAATACGGGAAAAGAATCGTTATTGTTGATGACTTCCAGTATGTGATGAGCAATGAGTTTATGCGCCGCTCAGAAGAAAAATCGTTTGATAAATTCACTGAGATAGGCCGCCACGCATGGGAGGTGATTAAGGCTGCACAGGATGCACCTGATGACCTGAGAGTCTATTTTCTTGCACACACCGAAGAAACCCCTATGGGGCGTGTGAAAATGAAAACTATCGGCAAAATGCTGGACGAGAAAATCACTGTCGAAGGCATGTTTACTATAGTTCTTCGCACCCTTACCCGTGATGACCAGTTCTTTTTCACTACAAAAAACAACGGTGCAGACACTGTTAAATCCCCAATGGGAATGTTTGATTCCAATGAGATTGATAACGATCTCTCTTTCGTCGATGCCACTGTTTGTGATTACTACGGCATCAATAATGTTCATCAAATTAAGGAAAACGCCGCATGAGCAACGTGATTTTTACTTATAACGAAGAAGCAGCACTGACCGCAGGGCAAGGTGGTTTTATTAACGAAACTGGCGCTCATATCATTACCATTACTGAAGCAGAACTAAAGCAATCAGAAAAAGGAGCCAAATTTATTGAGTTTTCTGGCGAATCCGACGACGGACGTAAAATCCAGTATCTTAGCGTTTGTGTTCAGAAAAATGACGGAACGGAAAACAAGTTTGGTGCAAATGTCGTTCATGCCATGATGGGGTGTGTTGGGATTAAGCAGTTAACGCAACATATGGTTTCCGCCAGTAAATTTGTTGCACCTGAATTTCATGGAAAGAAAATCGGGTTAGTGCTCCAGAAAGTATTAACCACAAACAAAAGGACTGGTGCAGACAGCTATCAGATGGAAATACGCATCCCGTTTATTGCACAAACAGGTCAAACCCTTAAAGAAAAGGCAGAAGGCAAGCAACCAGAAACTATCACCAACATGGTTGCCCATCTCAAAGATAAAGACAATCGCTCTAAAAACGTAAGCCAGAATCATGCAGATGATTATGGTTACAGCCAGAACGATTACCCTTCTTTCTGATTACTGAAAATAAGGCTCCCATTATGCCAGCGCCTCTGTATGGTGCGGATGACCCGCGCAACTGCTCCGGTAGCTCCAAGGCGGAGGTGCTGGAAAATATCAAAAACAATTTCGACGCGTTTCTTGCTCTGACACCAGAAACAAAAGCAGAACGGATGTACCGACGCGATATACAACTCGCAGAAAAACAGGAAAAAGACCGAATAAACGAAACATCAATCCGACCATTCCGCAAAGCCACATATACCAACTTCCCTGAATATATCGACCCGCGCCTGCGTAATTACCGCTCACGCTATGGCGCTATCAGTAATGACTGAGGAATTTACCATGAGAGGACTTGCATACAATCCCGGCATTCTTCCGGCAGAAATGATTATTCGCCAACGCGTAAAGCCAATGCCATCGAGAGAGGAATTGCTTAAGAGAAATTCTTTTCCATCAGTAAATCAAAACAAATATCTGAATGCGATGTTGCGGAGTGGGAAGAAATGAAACAAATGTCACTAATTGAGATGGATGGATTTCTGAAAGGTAAATGCATCCCCCGAGATTTAAAGGTTAACGAAACAAACGCTGAATATCTTGTCCGTAAGTTCGGTGAACTTGAATCAAAACTAGAAACGGCGTTGCGGGAGTGTCGTTCTTCTGGAATCACGATTGATAACCTTGAGGCCAAGTGCGCGGCGCTGGCAGCGGAGAGTGCGGGGATGAAGAAGTTCTGCAAAGACGCTGCATTCGATGCCGATTACGAAGCAGAGCTAGGTATGGAGCGTGGTGGATTCAGTGATGCGCTTAACGAAATCAAAACCCCAGCCACCGATGCTTTCCTGGCTGAAATTGAACGCAAAGCAATCCGCAAGTTTATTAACAGCATTGAACACATCCTGCGTGACAAGCTGTCACCGTATGACACCGAAGAGATGCTTGAGGCTATGCGTATTTTTCTGGAAGAACAGGGAGTTGAGCAAAAATGACGATCACAAAACAACGGGTAGAAGAAATCATATCCCGCATTGAAATGTATGGGCATGGTGCCGGGTATACCGCTGATGAGGTTTATGACCTGGCTGTACTGGCGCTGAATTTATCAAATATCGCAAACCTGAAGCGATACGAGCTTGATATGGATGGTTGCGACTCGTGCGGTCAGGATTGTGGCGCAGATATGACTGAAGATCCTGATGGTGATTATGTCCTGTTTGATGACGTGGTTAAGTTGTTTGAGCTTGATACATTCGAAAGCCCAGCAAAGGAGGCAACCAGTGAGCGAGATTAATTATCAGACACTGCGTGAAAAGGCAGAGAAAGCAACTAAAGGAAGCTACATCGTAGGGCATACATCTGTTAACCAGCACGGCAATTTAACAGGAGTTTTTGTTTGTCAAAAATGGAAAGGAGAACCCGGTGGCGTGATTGCAGAATGTCATGTTAACTGCCTGGTTGAAACAGATGCTCAGGCTTATGCAAACGCTGAGTTCATAGCAGAGGCCAATCCGACTGCTGTCTTGGCACTGCTGGATGAACGGGAAAGAAACCAGCAATACATCAAACGCCGCGACCAGGAGAACGAGGATATTGCGTTAACGGTAGGGAAGCTGCGCGTTGAGCTTGAGGAGACAAAATCAAAACTCAACGAGCAGCGTGAGTATTACGAAGGTGTTATCTCGGATGGGAGTAAGCGTATTGCTGAACTGGAGAAAATCGCCACTGACTATGCACTGAAATTTCAGAAAGCCCAGGACGCATTAAAGTACGCTGTTTTGCTGCGCAAATCAGGGCAGGAAGCACGGGAAATAAAACCAGCCAAAGGCGAAGTTCTTGTCGTTGTATCTGGTTTTACTGGTTGCGGAAAAAGCGCCATCGCCGGGGAAATAGAAATCGCGATGAAGTCTATTGGTGTACCGGTTAAGTGGACTAATGGCGATGCGGAAAAGCGCATGACAGGAGCTGACTGGCTGACAGCGATTGAGATGTACAAACCAACAGTGCGCATCGTGGAAGTTAATGTGCCACGCGCTGCTGGCATTCGCATCAAAGGAGAGTGAGATGACCACTATTACCAATAAGAAACAGTATCCCAGCGAGCAATATCTTAATGAGCTGATCACCAACATAGAGTTTGCTGCAAGGGCACCAGTTGAAGTCGTGAGAGCAATGGCAGCAGAGCTACAGAAGCGGCGCGAAGCTGATAGTGCAGAACCTGTAAGCCAAACTTACAGGTTGCCACAAACGCAGTTTGAACAGGTTGCTGACCTCTACGAAATGCAATTTGATGACGGACGCACTTGCGCCTTTCACACTGATGCACAAAAGGCTGCGCAATGGCTTCAGGCATGCGACGGAAACAGGGTTCAGGAATACGTGAAACTGGAGCGACTGCAGAACGCGCTATCGGACAACTATCCGGTAACTCCGGATGGTTGGATAAGCTGTAGTGATCGAATGCCGGACGACAGGCAGGAGGTGAATCAATGAGCTGGCCTGATGCAATCGTAACTCTGGGGGTGGTATTCGCAGCAGCGTTTGTTGTGTTCTCGATTTGTCGATGGGGATAACCACATGTTCGCTTTGATTCAACGCGGTCAGATATACACGGACAGAGCTGGATACCCCGTGGTGATTACTCGCATCACTGAGCACTCAGTGTTCTTTCGACGGATGGATGGGCGAACACAGTCAGTAAAAATAAACGATTTCAATGAACTGTTTGAACGGATTGATCACCAGGAATACCGACAAATTCTGGCAGAAACAGAGCAGGAAGCTCATCTGAAAAAATTACGGGCCATGAAAAGGAAGTAAACAATGAATAAAGCATTTGAACAATGGGTCCACCAGCGTTACGGCAATCGCTATGACCTGACACGAGATGTTGACGGTTTCTACTGTCGTGAAATTGTGAAACGAATGTTTGAAGTGTGGTGCCACTGCCGTGGGCTGAGTGTTGTGTGAGGTAATGCATGGGCAATGTGATTCAACTGGCTCCCAATGAATGGGTTTGTGAAAGCGTTCTAATCGCAATTACCGGGCTCAAACCAGGCACAATTCTTCGGGCCCGGAAAGAATGCTGGATGGTTGGAAGAGAGTATATTCACGTATCACCAGACGGTAATCCAAAGCCTTCCAGTGAATGTATGTATAACAGAAAAGCAATAGATGCCTGGGTCGCTTCAATGAAAAACAAACAACCTGGGTGATTTAATGCCATGAAGTATGTAAGCTCGTATCGCTCTTGGGCGTCTGGAGGTATCAATGGATAAAGTCAAATATCCAACAGGCGTCGAAAACCACGGCGGCACATTACGCATCTGGTTTAATTTTAAAGGTAAACGTGTCAGGGAAAATCTTGGTGTCCCTGACACTGCCAAGAACAGGAAGATCGCCGGGGAACTGCGGACATCGGTATGTTTTGCCATCCGCACAGGAAGCTTTGATTATGCTGCACAGTTCCCTGACTCCCCCAACCTTCAGGCTTTTGGGGTAAGTAAAAAAGAAATTACGGTGAAGGAACTTGAAGAAAAGTGGCTGGATCTGAAACGAATGGAAATCTCTGCAAATGCATTCAATCGCTATGAATCCGTTGCAAGAACGATGGTTTCGAAAATTGGAGGCAGTAGACTGGTGTCATCGGTAACCAAAGAGGAATTGCTGTATATCAGGAAAGATTTGCTAACCGGGTATCAGAATTCAACGAAAAACAAAGCAGCAGCAAAAGGACGGAGCGTCGTTACTGTAAATTATTACATGACGACAATCGCTGGAATGTTTCAGTTTGCTGCAGATCACGGTTACTTAGAAGCAAATCCCTTCCAGGGAATTAAGCCTCTTAAAAGAGCCAGGGCAGAGCCAGATCCGCTAACTCGTGACGAATTTATTCGCCTGATAGATGCTTGCCGACATCAGCAGACGAAAAACCTGTGGTCATTGGCTGTGTACACAGGAATGCGTCACGGTGAACTGGTCTCCCTGGCCTGGGAAGATATCGATCTGAAGGCAGGAACAATTACCATCAGGCGCAATTATACGAAACTTGGTGAGTTCACTCTACCGAAAACTGAAGCAAGCACAAACAGGGTTGTGCACCTTATCCAGCCCGCTATCAGTGTCCTGAAAAATCAGGCTGAAATGACAAGACTGGGTAAGCAGTACAACATCAAGGTGCAACTACGTGAATATGGACGTTCAGTGAACCATGAATGTACTTTCGTGTTTAACCCTCAAGTGGTTAGAAAAAGCGAACAGGTAGGTTTTGTCTACAAAGTCGATTCTGTAGGTGACTCATGGGAAACAGCCATTAAGCGTGCAGGGATCAGGCATCGAAAGGCATACCAGTCACGACACACTTATGCGTGCTGGTCATTATCTGCCGGAGCAAACCCAAGCTTCATTGCCAGCCAGATGGGCCATGCAAGTGCCCAGATGGTATTCAATGTATACGGAGCATGGATGACTGACAGCAATGCAGAACAGATCGCAATGCTGAATCAGAAGCTGACAGATTATGTCCCAATGATGCCCCATAGTCACCAAAGTGACACCAGAGGCTTATTAAAATCAGTAAGTTAA